GGGATATTTGAACATCTATAAAGTTCTTAATTAAAGACAGTGACACTAGGCGGTCCTCCATGTTTTACTTACTGCTACATCATCAATAAAACTACTTGTATACTCGACGGCTCGGCTGGTGTGCATTCTCAAGGCTATGTTATACCTTGGTTGCCATTGCTCGCCAAACAATGCCGATACGTCCGTAGGCGGTTGAATCACTTCCTGTAAAGCAATCTTCCCGGCTAACTCAAACAATCGCGCCGTATGGTCTTCTAAACCGTCAAGTACGGTATCCACCAACGCTTCAAGTTCTACCTGCCCGTTTTTCTTCCCGTAGAAGTTGATGTCTAACGTAAACGCGTAGGAGCGTGTAACATCTTGTGTACCGTCCGTATCAATGGCGGTTCTATAGCTTCCCGTAGGTTGAACGCTTTGAATGTTAAGCGTTAAGTAAGGCGCGCTAGGGGCTGGAGCGTTTTGATTCGCTCTAATAACGGTAGCACTTGAAAGAATTGAAAAGTAGCCAATAAGGAGCGTATAAAGTTCGTTCATTGTGCCACCTTTTGCACCAAGTAGGCGTTATGGTTGATGATGTTATTTTGCCAAGGTGCTTTTCTTTGAACGACAAAACCCACACCGTTGATCGTGACTATATCCGCCGTTGTGCCTAAGTCCTGACTCGACACATGAAGAGCGGTATCCGTATAAAGGGTGTAGGTCTCTAAATCTCTTTGGGCTTCTGGCAAGGCTTGCAAGGCTTCCCCGTTCGCTGGCTGGACGCTAGCTTGTATGCTAAGTGTGCTTGATACACCCTCTACAAATAAGCCGTCATCGTCGTAAGTTCCAGCGGTTTTGCGTTGTACCGTCAATGGGCGTCTAAACGCGTTAAAAGGTGTCATCGTGGTCGCACCTCGTAAGTAATGGCGCGCAATAAAGCCCCTGTATTAAATAGCGTCGTTTTACCTGAACCTTTTGCTTTAATCGTGCTAGGCGCGTTTTGTGGGGAAATGTTGCTTCTGAGCTTGTTTTGCACGTCACCCTTTGCCTTGACCCCTAATAAATCCCACACACGGCTAGTATTGGTATCCATGTTTAGGATGCCTTTAATACCGTTTTCTAGCTGTCTTTCCCACTTGCCTATTTGCTCGTCATAGGTCGAACGTAGAAAACTACGCTGTGGGATGTCTTTGGTGCCAAACTCGTTATAAGTGGCATATTCTGCAATCGTGGAATCAATCACACCCACGACTAGCTTTTGACTGCCGATTTTACGAAGTTCAGCCGTTATCTTTTTGGTGTTGTCTTTCAACGTGGTTATTTTTACACTCATGGCATTACCGCCGTTCTAAAGGCTACACCGCCTAAGCATTGTCTAATAAGTTGTAAATATTTTTGTCCGTAGGTCGTTTGGCTTAAAGAGCTTTGTGTTTTAGTGGTTGCTTGTCCACTTTCATAAGTGATGCCAAGTTGTCCTTCTTTAATACTCGTCACCGTGCCAGCGTTCCCGCCACGATTTGAAAGCGTCACATTGTGAGCCGTTAAATAGGCTACAATATACGGTCTCAAGTCGGGGCATAAAGAAACACCCACTTCAAGTTCTGCTAATGCTAACATATCCGTCACCTGCTGACTTAAGGGGTCAAGCTCGGGGGCGATGCTAGGGATTAACTGGATTGAAGTGGGCATTTGGTCACGTTTCCAACTTTACTTTTTTGAAGGCTTTTCAGCTTCAAACTCTAAAATGCCAAGCTCAACGGCTAAGGTCGCCGTTTGTAGTTTAGCCAAGTCTGCATCTGACACGTTATTCCATTCAGGGAATAAAACCACGCCGTCATACTGAAAAACAGTTTCTTGATTTAATTTAACCTTGGGCATATCGCTATCTCCTAAATGCCATACTTTTTAGAAAACGCAAGGGGGTAATAAATAACGGCTCCACCGTTACGACCGATTGCGTTAACGGAAAACGAAAGGTTCTTTTGCTCAGGAGCGGTTTCTTCGTACACAATAGGAGCGACTAACTCAATATGTGTAGACTCGTTCCGTCCAAGTAAGAAACCTTCCGTGCCACCTTGGAACGCCCCTGTTAGCTCTTCAGCACCTTCAACACGAATCTCAGGAAACATGTTGTTAAAGGCCACTAAAATGCTATCAGGCGAATCTGGACTCATGCGAGTACCGCGAATGACGTTCAAACGCCCTTCACTCAATACCAGCAAATTAGGACTCTCAACGCCTCTAGTCAACGCTTTAATTTCCGTAACACCTTGAACCAAGTCCCGAAGGATCTGCGTAGGCGTTTTTGTTGACCATAAGGCGGATGAACCTGTGCCGTCGGCGGTTACTTGAGCGTTAGGGACAGAAGCGTTCGTTAAAACACCCACAATGCCTGCCACGGTGTCACCTACCCAAAAGAGTTGGTTATGACGTGCCATAACGCCACGTTGTGTAGCCAATGCCTTACGAACCGTTAGAGGCGTTCCTTGAATAGCCGCCTTTTTAATGTCCATAATGGAATAAGAATAGCTTAAGCCAATGGTTTCAATTTTAGAAACAAATTGACGCCCTGCTATTTCAACAGAAGGGACATCGGTCGCATAATCACTAATGATTTTAGCTAAACCACGCGCGTCATACTGATAGTAGACTTGCGTTTCGGCATAATCAGGCGTCGTGCTGTCAATAGGAAACAACTCAACGGCCTTCAGCATACCCTGCTTGATATCGTAGGTCTGATTTTTAATGGCTTCTAACTGACGCCCAAAGTAAGCGGTTTGGTTAGCGTCCAAGTTGATCTGTGCGTTCATGTGCTTGTGTTCCTTTCTACAAGTCTACGTCGAGTAAAACAAGCGTGTCCGTACCGCCAGTAACAAATCGACCCATTAACAAGTTTGTACTTGCTGTCGCGGTAAACTGCCCTTGGGTAGCACCCACGGTGACAATCGCGTAAGCTAACGCACCTTGAGTAACGGCACCAACCGCACGAACCCATACACGTCCACGTTTTAGAACTGATACGTTTTGACCCGTAATGATGTCTTCCGCTTGGTCGTTAGGGTTTTCATGCGTCATAATAGCAACCCCTTGAGGAATACCAGACGCTACTGCTAAAGCCACTTGGTTGTCAGACGTTTGACGCTGAACACCACGCCCAAAAGGGACGTTTGCAGTCGCTACACGGCTTTCAATGGTATGGGGGATATCGCCAATAAGTTGACCTTCATACGCTTCAGCGGGATATAAAGTATACGATGTTTGAGACATTAAGCCTTACCTCCATGGTATTTTTGATTTAATAATTGACGCATATCGCCTTTAATGGCGGTATCACTGTTGACGCTAGCCACGGCTTGCTTTTGCTTTGCTAAGGCTTCGTCTTCAACGCTAGGCAACGCTTCAATCAACGCATCAAAACGGGCGTTTACATAATCGTCGCTTTTACCGTCCAAGTTGATCGCTTCATGCTTGGCTTTAATAACCGCTTCTTTAATTAAACGGTCACTCGTGCCTTGCAATCCGTCAACGTTTACCACACGCTTAGCGGTTTCTAACAAGGCTACACGTTCTGCTACGGCCTGCGCCATGGCTTCATCGTTGTGCGTTGCTTTTACGGCTTCAAGCTGTGCTTTTAACTCATCCACTTGCCCTTGTAGAGCTTCACTATCTAAACGTGCTTGCTTTTCAGCTAGCACCGCCTTTTCGTATGCTTTGGCTACTTCTGCATCGGCTCGATAGGTCAAACCGTCCAAGTTCACCGCTTGCATTTCTTTTTCAGTCATGCGTTCGTCCTCATCTTCATGGTGTAACTGAACGGCCAGCCCGTCCATGTTTATTCTAGCCATACGCCCCGCCCGTGCTTGGTCTACAATAGCCAAGTGGTTGTAACGTATGTTCTTTTGTCTGTGTGTGTAGGGTACACCGTCCCATTCACCCACTTCATCAACTAAATCTAAATTATAGCCAAGGGAAAGCTCCCTTTTGCCTAGGGCTACCTTTTTAATCGCATCCTTGCGGTGGACGCTAAACTTAATAGCAATCGTGTTGTCCTCGACCGTCACCGTTTCCCCTGTAGAACCAATACTATAAAGCTCTGCATTGTCACTATTCACCAATTCAGGGGGGTGATTATCCGTAACAGGCTTAAGCTTTAAAGATTCTAGGCTTTCAACGTCAAACACGTCATCTGGGTGTCTGAGTTCATGCCGAATGGTCCCGTCGTTGTTGACATACTGAAAAACGCCTGTGCGTGTGACAACTGCATCGCCTGTTAAAAAGCCCTCAGACGTCGTCTTGTGTTTGAAAACGCTTCTGTCGATTCTAAACACTTTAGCCCCTAGATGCTATATTTAGCTAATAAGCTACACTTTTACTTATTAGCTAAACTTACTTTAGCATTGTTTTTTTAGCTTTGCAAGCATTTTTAAAACTCAGGGATGACAGAATAACCAACGCATCTGCACCGTATATCTTGGCTAGGGTGTGCGTTGACGCCCCCTATGCTAGAGCGTCTTTTCCAAGTTTTATCATCTAAACTGTCTTTGTACACCGTGGGGTCGTCCCACCTACATATCTTCCCTTCAAGCACCTTATGGGAGCGTCTGACGCGTTCATCAAGGCGCGTGTGCCATTCATAGTATTCAATGCCTAGGCGTTCATTGTTTTGCTTGTCTAATTGCCCATAAAGGTTACCATACTCATTTTGTGCAATTAAATCGGCGCGCTTTTTACTTACGTTCAAAGCCACTTGAATCTCTTTGCGTGCGTCCGTTATCTGTCCACCGCTTCTAAACGTGGAACTGATAATGCTAGCCACCCTTTGATGCTCGTCTTCAACCATTTTGCTAATAAGGCGCGCGTTTTCTTGCGCCCATGATTCTATAATTGCCCTATTTTGTGATAAAGAGGCGTATCCCTTAACGATAGGGATTTTCCTTTCTTCAACCACGGTCACCAACTGGTTAAACACATGACGACGTACCTTTTCGCCTTCCTCCCGTAAACGCTGGATTAAGGCGGTATAGGCTACCTCTGTAAGCCCTAATTCTGTAAGCATCCGTTCAAGTTCTGCTTCCCAATCAGCTAAATCTTGCCTTAGTTCAAGTGACGCTAAATAGTTTAGTCTTAGTGTGTAGCTTTCTATAGCTTGTTTTAGTTTTTGCTGTTGTTTAGCTTGAAAGGCTACTAAAAAGGAACGGTAGCCCGCTGAAGCACGGTTAGGAAAGCTTTTTTTAATGATGATGATTTTTTTTGGCATTGCGTCCGTTTCAAAGCTGTGCTAAACTAAACTTACAAGATTTCTTATCATTACATTGACTCTTTTCTTTTTCTCCTCCCTCTGCTCACAAGCTGGGGGTTTTTTATTGAGGCGTATAAACTTCAACCCCTTGAAAGTCAATCCACTCTAAAGTTGATAAAGGCTTGAATGCTACTGCATCAAAAGGAAGACCACCACCACCAACAAAAGCTGTCCAGACAATCGGTAGTGTATTTTCTTCACACGTTAAAATGTTTTGGTTGCAATAAGTGGCACACTGAGAGAACGTATGATAGTCTTCACCTTTTTGCAAAACGCCTTTTTTTAAAGCATCCTCAACATCTAACCAAGGATGCTGGGCTTCATATAAACGATTGCAAAGTTCTTGGTAAATATAAAGCCCGTGGTCACAATAATCAAACGTGCATCGCCCTAACTCTGATAGCCCCGTGTCTGTAAAAGGAGACCCTTTAAACACAATGTCAGCCATAGGTAAGTCATGCGTCAATATCTCCCACTCAATAAACTCATTACTGTCAAACGTGCAAGAATCACCTTCAATAAAACTAATCGTTACTGGGCGTATTGCTCTCATTTCCCATGTCTCCCTCTTCTTCAAACGCGCCATTGATAGCCGTGTTGTCAAGTTCACTTTGGTATTCTATCACACCTTCAAGCGAGTAAGTGGGGTTCGTATTGTACCCGCCTTCGTGTCTAATATGCCACAAGTAGGCTGGGTCTATAGCCCCCTCACGCATATAAACCGCATCGGCTTGCGCGTTCTTTAAGCGCACGTCTGCAAGCTGTTGGTCATCAAGGGGCTTTAAACTTGGCCAGTTCCACGCTATATCATCGGGCTTGTCTTGCCAGTCCTGCTGTAGTGTTAAAACCTCTACAAGGCGGTTTATAGCGGGCTGTAGCGTCTGCATCTGATACGCTTGCACCGCTCCCGCCCATTGAACAAAATCGCCCTCTCCTGTGGCGTTCATGCCTTCAGGGGAGCGTCCAAAGAGCTTAGTCATCGGTATCCCACTGTTGGCGGATACAAGCTCCATCGTCCGTAGCATCAAATCGCTATAGCCTGAAACGTTGCTAAACTGACGCTCAAAGCTTTCAGAATCGGCGTCTAAAAGAATCATATTCATTAAAGACTTACTCAAATTAGCGTCATTTAAACGACCTGATATTTTAGATTCTGCCCCGTTCCCGTAAGATTCAAAAAGCCCCTCGACTTTAAGAATCGTCAAGCCCCATTCTTTAATGATAATGTCACTAAACCCTTGCGCTGATAAATAGCTTAAAATGCTGGTGTATGCCCCTTGTAAGCTGGAGGCATGCCAATAGTTGTTGTTTCTAAGTGGCGTTTCAGGCAAGCGGTCACCATCTAAACGAATCACACGGCTGGAATGCACCTTTAAATACTTTCCACTCTTTAACCGCAAGTTGTAGGTTTTCACCTGCCCAAAGGATTCACTGTAAGGGTCACTGTCATAGTCATCTGAGGTAATAACGCAAGCATAGCGGTCAAAGACGGCTAATCGTTCGATACTCTTTAATCCTGCTTCTCTTAAGGGCATGGCAAGGTCTTCTTCCCCGTCCTTGGCCAGTAGTAAAATAATCGCTCCACCGTATAGCCTAGCGTCTTTTGCTAGGTCTGTTAAGGCTTTAAAGGCGTTTAGCCGTTCAAGTTCTGCATAAAGCTCTTCGTCACAATCAATACCCCGCTTTAAGGCTTCATCGGGCACCATGTCAATTAAGCGCCTAGCAATACCGCTGGAAGAGTAAAGCCCTTCTAGAGTGTATTGGTCAAGTAAAGCGTCCTGTGTGAACATCGTAGCCGTATTAGCGTCCCTGCCATATCGCCCTAGGCCTGTGAGTATATTCTCGACGCCATCGGTCTTAATGGTCTTAATGGGTTCTTTTTTATTGAAGAAATTCTCAAACATGGTATCCCCCTTGGTTATTTTTAGTATAGCATACCACTTTTAGAACGCATCCACAAACGTATATTTCCGTTTCATTAAGGGCGTTAAGCTATAGCGTAGGCTGTCAATAACGTGGTTGTGTTTATCTACAACGGCCGTTGTGATGTCTCCACTGCGCTGGTCTACCTTGTACGAGTAAAGCATCATCTCATTAATGGTGTGCGTGCAACGTGGATGAACGACTATGCTTTTGTAGCTTCTAATGTGAGTAATGCCGTCTTCAACACTACCACCCCACTTTTTAACCGCTTGAATGCGTGGCAAGCCGTGGCGCTTTAAGTAGCTTATGGATTCAGGTCTAGCACAATCGGCGCGTATAATGGCGGTTTCAATTTCGGGCATAAACTGCTTAATATAGTCGGCCGTATCATCCAGTTCAAGCCCTACTTTCACGGCTTCTTTTTCAACATAAAGCGTTTCATCATGAACCCATACCTTGACGCACGCCGTGGGGTCTTGAGAGAAACCAAAGTCCATGCCGTAAAAGGGCAGGTCCCAATTTTCAGGCGTAAACTCTTTTACTTCCCACTTGTCTTTGAAGACTTGTGCGTCTGTATGTGTTAGGCATTCACCTAGCCATATGTGATTGTAAAGGGCGGGGTCTCGTTCTAGCATCAAACGCCGTTCAAGTTCTAGCACTTCAGGAAAGTAGGGGTTTTCTGTGTAGTTTACTTTCATTAACGCGGTGACACTATTAGTTTTTGGGTCTTTTGATTGAATCAGCTCGTTATAAATAACATCGCTTTCCAAGTATGGATTCATCGTTATCCATATTTCCGAATCAGGTTTTCTAATTGAGGGAGCTAATTTTTCCCATGTTCTTTTTTTTAAAGTTTGCCCTTCTTCAATCCAGCAAATGTCTATATCGGCAATGGAGTTTAAACTATCAGGTTTTTGCAGACCCTCAAAAACAAAATACGCACCCGTCACATTACACTTAATCGTATCCTGCTGTATTGTAAAATAAGGCTTTAAGCCAAGCTCTCCAATTCTCTGCTCTATCAATTTATGAACCGATTGGGCAATGGATGACTGGTACTCTCTAGCACAAAGAATACCAAGCCTTTCGTTATACGCTTTTAAAATTAAAGCATCGGTGAACGTCCACGATTTTCCGCTATTATGGTTTACAATTCCGTTAGACAAATAGTTATTCGTTTTAAAAACGTGCAAATCCCAATACTTTTGTCGGCTGTGCTTGCGTATGAGTCTTACTTTTGATATAATAAAGTCATTACCAAGTAAGGAGGTATTTTCAAATGGAAGATTATCGCACTCGGCGTGGAAAGCAATGTCAAGAAGCAATGAAAGATTTTCATCCTGATTTTGAAGGCTGTCGCAACATTGAGAATGCAAGAGTAATTTTTGAAATGACAAAACAAGGCTATAGGTCAAAAGATATAGCTGAATCAATAGGAAAAACGCCAAAGGCTGTTCAAAAGTTTTGGGTTCGTTACGGCTTCCCTTGTCTTCACAACATTGAGCCTCTACTTCAAGAAGAGCAACCAATGTGGAAAGGTGGGATAAAAGAAGCAAAGGGCTATTTTTTAAAACGCTGTCCTGAACATCCAAACCGCTCAAAACATGGCGGTTATGTTGCGGTTCATCGCCTTGTAATGGAAGAAAAGCTTGGTCGTTATTTAACTCGTGAAGAGGTTGTCGACCATATTGATAGGAATCCAAAAAACAATCATCCTGATAATTTAAGGGTTTTTCCAAACAATGCTGAACATTTGCGTGTAACTTTGAAGGGGAAGGTTCCCAACTGGAGTGATGAAGGCAAGAAGGCAATTTCTGACGCTGTAAAACTACGCCACAAGATGAAGAAAGATGCTTTAAATACACCCACCCCTTAGTTGTAAGAAACCTATGTTCATCTGTTGCAATAATTGAACGCCCATCTTCAAAAACGACTTGATACAAGTCTTCTTCAGTATATTCTTTTGAGGGTGTCGCTTGTGCAACAACTATCTTCCCATTATGCCAAGAATAAACATCCCCGCCTTTGAACTCACTTATTTTTATTTGACCATTAGGCGTATCAATTAAAGCATCAGGATGTAAGCATCCACGTCCACCATAAGCGATTTTGTACCGCTTAGGTTTAAAAAGCTTTTCACTCCATTGTGGGAACGTCAAAGGCACGTTAGCCATCGCTAGGCTTTTCGCCTGAAAAGTTCACGGTAAAGCTAGGCATATTTTCAAAACCGTGTGTGTTTTCGGTTGATTGCTTATAACCCACTTTGCTATTTAAATAAAATTTTGTTGCATCAAGTGCAACTTTGGGGTCTTCGTGAAAGATGTTACGTTTTAGCTGTCTAGCCACCCTTGCATCAAATAGGGGCTTAACGCTTTTTAAATAATCACCATAATGCTTTACAAGCGTTTTATCGCATATGCCTAGTGCTTCTGCCATCTGCTTGTGAGTGGCTCCATTCATCGCCATTCCTTCAAGTATTTCATGCGTTTCTTCAGTAGGCTCATGTAGGTTGTGCGGTTTCTCGTAGGGCATCGAAAGCGTATCTCCTATTATGCTTGCATTATGCCAAAGTTTACCCCCTTTTGTCAACTTCCCTGTCAAGTCATCAAAAAAGGCCCGATTGCTCAGACCTCTTTCAATGAGTATAGTTTTCTAACCGTGTTTATTATATACCAAGCATCTAGGCTGTCAAGTGTGACGTTTTGTTACATCATATAGATGATATGTATAATCAATGTTGCCAATGGTATTACAATATGTTATAATGTATACATAAGGTTGATTAAAAAACGGCCTTGACGTTTACAGTAAAGAAAAGGAAAAGAATCATGAGAAAATTTAACGAAACAAAAACAGGTTTTGATATGTACATTTTTACAAAAGGTGAAAACGTATCTGAATACATGGCGGACAATGTAGCGATGTTAAAGGGTCGTTTAATGTTTGCTGTTTGCCCTGTTTTGAAATGGGAGTTACAAACTTGCCTGAAAGCCCAAGCAAGTAGAGGTTGGGTTTAATGCCGAATAAAGAATGGAGGAGTGTCGATGGGCATTCCTCCCTTATTCAAGCAGAAACAACTCGTGCTGTTTTAATAAAATTGCCGAAAGAAGAATGGTTTTTTTGGCATCCTGCAAAGTTGGTAAGAACATCAGGAAAGAACGATTATCGCTTAAACGTTAGTTTTACAGAAGAGTTTGAATTCAAACTTTTTAAAAACGGAAAAGGCAAGCATAACAAGTTTACTAAGATCGCCGAAAAAACAATATCGGCTAGGGAGTTTGAGCTGTATTGGGGAGAAATGCCTCATGATAAAAAAATTGATGCACCTGTTACATTGCAAAATGAAAAAGTGGAGGTTGACTATGACTTGGTCGATTAAAACATCACTCCTACATCATCAGGTCGATGCTGTAGAGTTCTTTAAATTTCTTAAGGTTGGTTTTCTTAAGGGGGATATGGGGACAGGGAAAACCCTTGCTATACTTGCCCTAGCTTGTGAAAAGCAAGCCAAGTATAGCCGTATTGTATGGGTGGCTCCTCATTCTACTTTGCTAGGATTGCGCCAGCAGGTTGAAGAACATACACAAGGCAGTGTGCCTTTTGAGTCGTTTTCTTACGAGGCTATCCAGTCTTCGGATAATGCTTATTTAGCTTTTAGTGAAGCCGTTAAAAATGCGTTTCTTTTATTAGATGAAAGCCACTTTATTAAAAACAAAGATGCTAAGCGTACTCAACGCATCACTAATCAAGCAAAAAAAGCCAAGTATAGATACGCTATGAGTGGGACTCCAATTGGTTTAGATTTATACGATTACTTTAGTCAGTTGTATGCTTTAAGTTGGAAGATTTGGAAGTACCCAACTTGGAGGTGTTTTGAGCAATTTCATATTTTTGAAAAGATAGTAGAGAGTTCATTTGGTAAGCGTAAAGTAATGAGAACGTGGAATCAGAAAAACCTTGTGAATCGATTAAAGCCCTATTTGTTTGAGTTTAAAAAAGAAGAGGTTTTGAAATTACCGATGAAAAAAAACTACACCGAACGATTTACGTCTGATGCATCCATTGTGAGACAGTATCACGAAATTAAAAACGAGATATTGGAACAATATGCTCAATATGGTATTACTGAATCAGTTATATATCGATTGGTGACCGCCTTGCATCAATTGATCGGGCAGGATTTAAACCGTATCGAACGACTAGATGAGGTTGTTGAAGCAGTAGAAGGGAAGGTAATTGTATGGATAAAGTATAGGGCGGAATTGGATTTAATTCAAGAATGTACACGTCATAAAGCGATATATATGGATGGGCGTAACTGCTTAAATGAACGCCATGATTTAGTAAATGAGTTTGCTAGTGGAGATGCCAAAATGCTAGTTACTAATCAGGCGGTGGGGGGTACTGGTTTAAATCTTCAATTCTGCAATACTCAAGTATTTTATAATCAATCTTGGGACTACATTCTTCGTCAACAGGCAGAGGATCGTATTCACAGAATAGGGCAAAAGCACGAGTGCCATTACATTGACTTGCAAGGGGATTTAAAAATTGAGAAAATGCTTCATGCTTGTTTATGTAGAAAAAAACGCTTAAAAGAGTTTATTGGAGAGTTATTTAGTGAGCTTGGCACATTAAAGAAAAAAGAGTTGATTGAAAAAGTAGGGGAGTTAATTTAATGCCTAAACATTACAATTTGCAAAATGTTTATGATGCCAGTATTGAAAGGTTAGAGTTTGTTTTTGATAATTTTGAAGATGTTTATTTATCATTTTCAGGAGGCAAAGATTCGGGCGTTATGTTTAATTTAGCGTTAAAAGTTGCACAAGAAAAGGGAAAACTCCCTTTAAAAGTGCTGTATGTGGATTTAGAAGCTCAATACTCAAGCACGATTGAATATGTTAAATCCGTGATGCTTCATCCTGATGTGGACGGTTACTGGATTTGTTTACCTCTTCATTTAAGAAATGCTGTTAGTCAAGTTAAGCCTCATTGGCTTTGTTGGGATACTAAAGAAAAAGATGCTTGGGTTAGGGATTTACCTGATTACCCATGTGTGATTTCAGATCCTGATTTTTTTAATTTTTTTAAAATTGGTATGGAGTTTGAAGAGTTTGTGCCTTTGTTTGGGGAATGGATAAGCAAAGGGCAACAAACTGCTTGCTTTGTTGGAATCCGCACTGATGAATCACTAAATAGATTTAGAACTATTGCATCCACTACTAAAACAACATTTAAGGGAAAACAATACACGACAAAGGTAAGTGATAACGTGTATAATGCTTATCCTATTTATGATTGGAGAACAAATGATATATGGATAGCAAATGGTAAGTTTGGATATGCCTATAATCGCATTTATGACTTAATGCACTTGGCTGGATTAAGTATCCACGAAATGCGGATATGTCAACCCTATGGTGACGATCAAAGAAAAGGGCTATGGTTATTTAAAATACTTGAGCCTCAAACATGGACTAAGGTTGTTGCAAGGGTGGAAGGAGCTAATTTTGGCAATAAATACAGTGGAGATAAAGCACTTGGTAATTTTGTGATTAAATTGCCTAGTGGTCACACTTATAAGACGTATGCCAAGTTTTTACTTTCAACGTTACCCCCTCATATCGAACAACACTATCGCAAAAAAATTTACAAGTTTTTAAAATACTGGAAAAAACACAAGGAGGAACTTCCAAATAAAAGACTCCCTGATTTTGGAGAAAGAAAATTAGAGGCATCGAGAAAAGTGGGATCATGGAGAAGAATTGTCAAAGTTCTTTTGAAAAATGACTATTGGTGTAAAGGGCTTTCATTCTCGCAGACTAAGCGAGAAATGGAGCGTCAAATGGATGTGGTATCACGTTGTTACGATAACTTTTAAGGAGTTTTAAAGAATGGAAATTAAAGAATTGTTTGAAAACAAGACAATTGATGAAAAAGTTGAATTGTTTAACCGCTTACAGTCTGAATTAAAAGAAGCTATTGGGCTAAATCATCCTGTTTTAGGGGTTCAGCTCGTTAAATGTGAGGAGGTTGAAGCCAACACATACAACCCCAACAAAGTGGCTCCGCCTGAAATGCGTTTGCTTCATTTAAGCATTAAAAAAGACGGTTTTACAATGCCTGTAGTTGTATCAGACAAGCCTGAAGGAGGAGGCTACATTGTGGTAGACGGATTTCACCGCACAACCGTTGCCAAGACTAAAAAGGATGTTAGAGACTCATTACATGGGTACTTGCCTGTTGTAAAGTTAAATAAATCAATTGAAGAACGTGTAACATCTACCGTTAGGCACAATATGGCTAGAGGTAGCCACGTCACGGAGTTAAGTGCAAAGCTTGTTACAATGCTAAAAAAACATAACTGGACAGATGAAAGAATCGGAAAAGAACTAGGCATGGATGCTGAAGAGGTGCTAAGACTAAAACAAGTAACAGGACTTGCAGAAGCATTTAAAGATCAAACATTTTCAAAATCTTGGACTTAAAATGTATTAAATAACGTAAACCACCCCCTAGCGATAGGGGGTTTTCTTTATCTCATTAAAAAACAAGAGCCACTCGGGGGCACGTCTAAGAGAGGTGAAGTGGCTACGATAGTTTTTTTATAACACAATTTTAAAAAGTTGTCTAATTATGGCATATTCGCCATAATTAAAATCCGCTTAACCACTCATGCCCGTATTCTAAACATCCACTACGGCGATTGTGTGACCATATTGCCGACGCTAGCAAAATGGTATTGGCGTTTGTTGTGTATGTTTTGAGAGAGAGTGAAAGAGTGTTATTTAACTATTACCATAACCATAACTATTACCATAACCATAACTATTACTATTACTATTACTATTACTGCTAGATTTGCTAAGCACTTTTAGCATTTGCTAGCATTTGCTAGAACGCTTCACTGATACCAAGGGTTTACAACCTATAAAATAATTTATCGATATAAGCAAACATAATCAATCGTACATTTTGATACGTTTTTGATACGTTTTTGAATACACAACAAATAAATGCTTGCTTAATCAATCGGATTGATGTTATTATGGTTATGCGACAGGCGAATCATTATCTTTTAATACGTTTTTTCAACAAAGGCTCCAAGCCTACACCCCCTTAAAGATGATTCAGCCGTCGCACGCTTTCAGTATTGAGGGGGTGTTTTTATTTTGGGAGTTTAAAAATGCCAGAAGATAAAAAAGGATTTGTCCTTTACAAGGATTGGGCAATAACGATTCTTGAACACATGGATGATGAAGCAGACCCTTTGAGTCCTTCTGAGGCAGGATTATTCTTTAAGGCAATCCTAAAATATCAAGCCTTTGGTGAAGATTCACGTCATGAATTGCCAAAACATTTAAGGTATTTGTTTAAAGACATAGTAGATGTGTTTAATAGAGACTTAGAAAAATGGGAGAAAACCAGAGAAAAAAGAAGAGAAAGCGGTAAGCTTGGCGGTTTAGCAAAACATAGCAAACCTAGCAAATGCTACGAGTTGCTAGAAAAAGAAACTACACCAGTTGCGATTGCGAAAGTTACGAAAGTTGCGAAAGAACCTAGTTTGTTTGATGAGTTCTATAGTTTATACCCTAAGAAAGTAGGAAGACAACTCGCTGTAAAAGCTTATAACAAAGCGATTAAACAAACCCCTCATGAAACCATCATGAAAGGTCTTAAACAATATAAAGCGCATCTTCTAAATAAAGGCACTGAAATGCAATTTATTAAACAGCCTGCTACTTGGTTAAACGCTGGATGCTGGGATGATGACTTTACCGATATTAAAACAAAAACAAGTATTAGCGATGATTGGGCAAATGAACCAGAAGGGGTGAGTTATGGATTTTAGTAATGAAGTGAAGCGTTATCATTACGATTCTGTTATTGATGATTTAGGGGTAGGTGAGCGGTATTATGGTTGTTTTTTTGGTGTTGAAAATGAAATACAGACAGATCTCCAAAAAGCCTCTAAACAATGGGCGCATGATTTAAAAAGTGGTAACAAAGAAAAGCCTTTTTTAATGATGCTAGGCACTTGTGGCACTGGTAAAACATGGGCAGGCTTATGCGGTTTGTTAGAAGTAGGCGTTTATTTGGAGGGGAGAAATGAAATTGACTTGTCTCACTCTCGTTCAAACGTAGGATTTTTCACCCATTATGATGTGGCTGAGTCTGTTTTCTTTCATGATAAGGCTATGGCCGATAGAAAGAAAATGTTTAATGCACACGTTTTAATGCTTGATGACTTAAGGGCTGAGGGCACTGGAAAAGTAAGCGATGCGTTCATCGCGTGGATGGATGAGTTGATCAATTACCGATATAGCCACAACAAGCCTACGATTATCACCGCTAATACAACAGCAGAAAAGTTTCAAGTTACCTATGGTGAAAGAGTTGTGGACAGAATCCAAGACGCAGGCGTTATTTTAAAAGTCAATTCGAAAAGTTTAAGAAAAAAATAGGAGAAACAAAAAACCCGTCATCAGCAAGCAAACGTCTTTATTTGACTAAGTAGGAGATTTGTAAAAATGGCAAAAAAAGAAGGATTTACAGAAGAAGTCACCTATTCTAACCGTAACCTGATGAGCGTTACAAATGGCGCGTTGCAAGTGGTAAGCGTAGGGCATGGCACTTTTAAAAAGGTAGCTGGAAAGGTGGCTAGCGTGTCCGATATTGGACGCGTAGCCAGCTATGTGAGCGCGTGCTTTAAAAAGAAAAACTACACCGCTAAATGTGACAGGTGCCAAGACGTTGGACACTTTACCGTCAATGGTGAAACTCCTAACGGTGATTATGTTTTTGGCGTACCTTGTGGGTGTAGTCCTATTTCAAAAAGCGTCATGCATGTTGACGAGTATGAGAAGATGACAAGAACCACTTTAAGTAATAAGGAGGCCGTTTAATGCTTTTTGATTCATTAGTTGATCTTGTTCATCATTTTACTTTAGGTGAGTTTATAAAAAAACACCGTGAAAAAAAGGGCTATAGCTTGCGAAAACTTGCCCATGCTGTAGGTATTTCACCCACCATGTTAAGTAAAATGGAGCATGACGCCGATAAATTTAAAGCAGGGGAGGAAACACTTGTTAAAATTGCGGATTTACTAGATGTGAATAGTGATACTTTGCTTGCAATGGCTGGTAAAATACCAAGTGATGTTAAGGAGGTTTTTTTACAAGAACCACAAGGCTGGTCAAAATTGCTTAGATTTTTTAAAACTGATCAATTGACTGGTCATCAAAAAGTAGATTTATTTTTACACTTATTAAGTCAAGTAGAGGATATTTTTGAAGAAATGGAGAACGTTTAATGAGTAGCACATTAAGAGGTTACGACCGTCACAAGTCCGACTACTACGTAACACCAGACTGGATTATTGACGAACTGTTTGATGCAATCCCTGAGCTGTTTGAAGAAATGGACGGACGCATTGCGCTAGACCCTTGCGCAGGGGGGGGTATTGTTAACGGCACACAAGCCTTTAGTATGCCATACCCTGAAGCGTTGAGGCGTCAAGGCTGGGACACGATTCACACAATGGATATTCGTGAGGATTCACTAGCCGATATTAAAGCGGATTTTTTACAATGGGACAATCCCGAAAATCTCGATTTTGATTTAATTATTACAAATCCACCGTTTGCTATTGCTGAAGAGATTACACGCAAAGCATTAAGTATAGTTGATTCTGAAAGTGGCAAGGTTATTATGCTCCAACGACTCAACTGGCTAGGGAGTGCATCAAGGGACGATTTCTTTACTCAATACCCTCCCTCCCTTATTGTCATGCACGCTAAACGTCCTTCATTTGGTGGCACAAGTTCCACTGATTCTATCGAATACGCCCACTTTATTTGGGACAATACAGGCAAAAGCGGATGTACTCAATTCGTGCGTGTGCGAGCCGATAATTACAAGACACAACAAACACTGCTTTAAGGAGAACGTTAAATGATGAGAGACTACACCCTACTCGACGCCGTGATTGAAGACTTCTACAGTGGTCTAAAATACAAGGAGATTATCGAAAAGCACAAGCTTGATGTTACCGTGGGGGACGTCAATAACGCTGTT